AAATATCATAGTGACAAACAAGGACAATTTGAAATGCTATGGCCGGAGTTAAAAACATTATGCAAATAACATCAATTGACGAAAACAACAATTTATTCAAAGTTGAAGAATTATTACCTGATCACTTAGTAGAAAAAGTTCTTGCTACCCCTTGGCCTGAGCTTGCCTGGTCCAGACAACAAGGGCAAGAAACCTGGTCTCGTAGACGAATACGCAATGAGGCAATACCTTGGCAACAGGAATGGGATATATATCTATCAAATGCCATGCCTGAAATTGAACAGTTGGTTGGACGAAAATTAAAAAGCTATATTGGCACCGGATGGTGGTTGGACGAACCTGGATTTACCTGTGCAATGCACACAGATGGTGACATGCCTGGAGCATTGCAAATGACCTGGATTGCGGCACAGCCCGAGTTGGGCACATGCTTTTACAACTACAAAGATCCAGATGCAGTTAGACATCAGTTCTTGGCCCGGCCCAACTCAGGTTATATCATGTTAAATAATGTTGATCCCAATGGGTATCGACAACTACAATGGCATGCCATGTTGACACCTGTGCCAGCCAACACATATAGATTGAGCAGTTACACTTGGCTTACTCCTTATCATGATTGATGCAAAAAAGAATTCAGAAACTGTGTTGGTTAAACCTCCGCATCGCCGCGAGGTATACACTGAACACGAACTAACAGAGTTTGCACTGTGTGCCGACTCCAAAGATGGTCCTATGTATTTCATGGACAACTTTTTTCATATTCAGCACCCTACCAGGGGTAAAATGCTATACCATCCATTTGAGTATCAAAAACGCCTGATTGAAACCTACCACAACTATAGATACTCAATCAGCTTGATGCCTCGACAAACAGGCAAGTCAACCTCGGCTGCTGGTTATCTGTTGTGGTACGCCATGTTTGTGCCAGACTCCACTATTCTAATTGCCGCACACAAATACACAGGCGCACAAGAGATCATGCAACGCATACGCTATGCATACGAACTGTGCCCAAATCACATTAGAGCAGGTGCCACCAGCTACAACAAAGGTTCAATAGACTTTGAAAATGGATCACGCATTGTATCGCAAACCACAACTGAAACAACTGGTCGTGGTATGTCTATATCATTGATGTATGCTGACGAGTTTGCATTTGTTAGACCCACAATTGCCAAAGAGTTTTGGACTTCTATTTCACCAACACTGGCCACAGGTGGTAAAGCCATTATCACATCAACTCCCAACTCAGACGAAGATCAGTTTGCGTTCTTGTGGAAAGGCGCCAACAAGGTCGAGGACGAATTTGGTAACACACGCCCAGATGGCCTAGGCATCAATGGGTTCAGAGCATTCCGTAGTTACTGGCGTGAACATCCTGACCGTGGCAATGAATGGGGCGCAGAACAATTGGCACAATTGGGCGAAGATCGTTTCCGTCGAGAGATGGAATGTGAATTTGTTATCAATGACGAAACACTGATTGCTCCTACCAAGCTGATTGATCTTGAGGGTATTGAACCTGTCAAACGCTCAGGGCAAGTGCGTTGGTATGCACCCGTCAAAAAGGATGGTATGTATGCAGTGAGTCTGGATCCTAGTCTGGGCACAGGTGGCGACCCTGCTGCCATTCAAGTGTTTGATGCCAGGACCACAGAACAAATAGCCGAATGGCGCCACAACAAAACTGACATTCCTACACAGATACGAATTCTAGCGGACATTGTTAAAGAAATTAACTCAGTGGTTAAGGATGAAAAAAGCATTTACTACAGTGTTGAAAACAACACCATTGGTGAAGCCGCATTGATATCAATTGCTGAGTACGGAGAAGAAAACATTCCAGGCTATTTTCTAAGCGACAACTCAGTAACAGGCAGTACACGCAAATTCCGCAAGGGATTTAACACCACAAACAAAGCCAAGCTCACAGCCTGTAACAAGTTCAAAATTCTTGTGGAATCAGGGCGCATGAAAATCAATTCCAAGCCCTTGATTTCTGAACTCAAAACTTTTGTTGCTACAGGACAGAGCTATGCGGCAAAAGTGGGAGAAACTGACGATCTAGTCATGTCAAGTTTGCTAGTAGTGCGCATGCTGATGCTGTTGCAAACCTTTCACTCAGAACTGGATGCTCACCTTAAAGATCACGGTGACATGATCATTGAACCCATGCCTTTCATAAGCATGATGCGCTAAATAACAAACTATGGCACAACACAGCACAATATCTCAAGACCTCATCAATTGGTTGGTTACCAAGAATTTTGACCCCAAATACAAAGATGCAAGTGGCAACGATTCAGCCGCAGGCGACGCCGTTATATTTGTATTCGACTATATTGGTCCATCAGGCAAAAATTACGGCACAGCAGTTATAGTACTGGCTGACAAAAACGATTTGCAACTGTTCTTTGGGGACAACCTGGGCAAAACCATGGACAATCCCGAAGACAAATTGAGCTGGTTTGGCAAAGACAAGCACCCGGGATTTTTGCCTGACCTGATGAAGTTTGCTGTATCCAAGAGGTACACTTTTACAGGCAAAGACATCAGCCAACTAAAGCACACTATGGCAGGCATGGCCGCCATCAAAGAAGGCCTGTTTGAAGGATACTACGGCAACCGCAAGATCAGCTACATGGGCGAGCAAACAGAAGCTAGGTTGGTGATCAAGCACAATCGCATCCTGGGTGAAAACGATGCTCGTTTCCGCTATGTGGAAAGTTTGTTTATTGAAACTGCCGACGGCGAAAGATTTAAACTGCCATTTACCAAGTTGGTAGGCGGCCGCGCCATGTTAGAACATGTGCGTCAAGGTGGCCGTCCTTATGATATTCGTGGCAACCATATTTGTGAAATGATCACAGAAATGAATGTGCTGAATCGTTTCAATCGTGCCAGCCAACGCCGAGTGTTCGAAGGTGTGACACAACAATTGATTGAAACAGTTCAGACCTATTATGCACAGCTCAAAGAAAGTCTACAACATCTTTCCTCAGGCCGTGGATACAAAACATATTTTGAATCCTGGACACCCAGTGACATCACAGATGAAAATGCGCTGGTAGAAGATTTAAAAACAATGTTCCTGGAACAAACACTAGATTCGCGAATTGAAAGCGCATTGCCAATTTTGGCAAAAATTCAACAAGGTACTGTTATGAAAGAAGCTGATATATTTGAAAATTGGATTAATACTGTTACTGAAGGCACATGGCAATTGCCTGACACGCCCGAAAGCGACAAAAAGTTAAAAGAATTAATGGCCGAGCCATTGATTGTAGGCCCAGACGCAGTTAACGCTAAACAACAACTGCGCGATATCATCGGTGATGACCAGTTGGATGACATACTTGGCGGCTTGGCCGAGCGTGATTCTAGAGCCAATGCCTGGGAAGATACTGATGTGCAGGCAAGATTGGCCGAATTGGGAATCCAAATGACCATGCCCGAGCCAGCTCCTGAACCAGAAGCACAGCCTGCGCAACCTCCGGCTCTTGAAGAAAGCACATGCAACTACACTGCCGAAGGACAATATTGTCCAGAACATGGACTCATGGAGTGTGGCAGCATGTATGAAATGGGCACAGTGGCAGGTGGTATGGCTCCGGTCATGGGAGAAGGCAACGATGATCCTATGAACTACAATGCCGCAATCACTGGTGCGTACTATGAAAGCAAATCGGATGATGCATTGTTGGCCAGAATCAAATCACTGGCCATGATAAAATAATTTATCACATTCTAAAGAGCCCGGCACAGTCGGGCTTTTTTATGGCAGTAAAGAAAGGCAAAACTCATGCCATTTGCTATTGCTATACTAAATAAAAGCGTATACAATACAACTTGTATGCACAGGCAACTAACATCTAAATTATTTAGATAGGCATATTATACAGGCATATAACATAGGCAACTTAACAAGGAGAAACACTATGGCATCATTAGCAGAAATCAGAGCACGACTACAGGCAGCAGAAGGTAACAAAGGTGGGCAATCCACCGGAGGCGGAGATAATTCAATTTTCCCTCATTGGAACATGGAAGAAGGACAAAGCACAACGCTTCGATTCCTCCCAGACGCAAATCTCAAGAACACATTTTTCTGGCAAGAACGAGCAATGATTCGTTTGCCTTTCAATGGCATCAAAGGAGAAATGGATTCCAAGCAGGTGTATGTACAAGTACCTTGTGTAGAAATGTGGGGAGATACCTGCCCGGTATTGGCAGAAGTACGCACCTGGTTCAAGGACAAAAGCCTTGAAGACATGGGTCGTAAGTACTGGAAAAAACGCAGTTACATTTTCCAAGGCTTTGTGCGTGAGAACCCACTGAGCGAAGACAAGACACCAGAGAATCCTATTCGTAGATTTATCATTGGTCCTCAGTTGTTCACCCTTATCAAAGGTGCATTAATGGATCCTGAGTTGGAAGAATTGCCAACAGATACACTGCGTGGTTTGGATTTCCGTATCACCAAAACATCCAAAGGTGGCTACGCTGATTACAACACAAGTAAATGGGCTCGTAAAGAGTCAGCACTTACCGAAGCTGAACAAGTGGCAATTGGAACACACGGATTGTTTGACTTGAGCACATTCTTGCCCAAGCGTCCAACTGATGTGGAGTTGAAGGTTATCAAAGAGATGTTTGAAGCATCTGTAGATGGCCAACCATATGACACAGAGCGTTGGGGACAATACTTCCGTCCTGCAGGTGTGTCAGCACCAGGTGGAGCAAAAGGCGAAGCTGTAGAAGATACACCTGCACCAATGGCCAAGGCAACACCTGCTCCAGCAGTAACACACGATGACCCACCGTTTGATGTGGACGACACCCCAACTGCACCAGTTGCTAAACCAGCACCGGCTGCAGGCGGACAAAATGCTCAGGATATCCTGGCCATGATCAGATCGCGCCAATCAAAATAAATGATTATTTTGTGCTGGCAATGACAGCATTTTTTGATTGTTACACAAAAGAAGGAAGGACCTTCCTTCTTTTGCCACAGTAGAAATTTGCATCATTATGGATCTATGTCAAAATTTAATGGATCAAAAAATTGAATAGTCGCTATGTAATCTTGCAAAATTTTTGTTTGCCATCTGAAATTGAAGACGAACTAAAAACTCTTGCGATTTCCAGTCTAGAACCTGCTATGAAAGTGGACAGATTTGAACACTTGAAAATCCTAAGAAAAGAGAGAGTATCGTGGTTTGAGATTGCAAGCTGGTTCAACCAGTTTGGATTTTTGTTCAATCGAGTAGGATCCATCAACACTTATAAGATACCAGAAACTCTTGAAAAAGAGATTATAAAATTTATCTCCTCTATTGACAAAGATCTAGAGCACGGGTTGAGCTTACGAATTCAAGAAATTGTTGACAGACAAATGGTTCCCTTGCATGTGGATCAAACCAAAACAACAAGTTTGGTTTATCCTTTGCGCCATAATCAATCATCCCCGGCCTTGACAAAATTCTATCAATCCACAGCTCCTGTTAGATTGGGTATAAACAATCCAAACAAATGCCACGAAGTTGACAGTTTTTGCATAGACAATATGCCAGCTTTGTTGGATGTGACACAAATTCATTCTGTTGAATACCTGCCAGAATCTATTACACCGTCTGATCCCAGAATCAGTCTTTCACTCAAATGGTCAACTCTTTCTTTCCGGCAGGTTTACAACATGTTATCAAAGCATGTACATTGAATTTCCATATCTTGAAGTATTAAACAAAACTGATTTTGGGTTTCTACCTGATCGATTTTATATGGTTGATCATTTTGGAGGGTTTGACAGTGCTGGCCACAATTTGATCCTGTCCGGTATCAATCAGTATGCCAGGCACAACAACAAACGCTATATTATTGATATTGTTCAATACATAGAACCATCAATCAAACAACTATATGACTGTATTGACCTAAAGTTTTGTTTTGATTTTCAAGAAAAACACTTATGGAGCCAGTTCAAGAAATATAACACTCATCCAGAAATTGATTACAAGAATTTTGTATGCAGTTTCAATGGAAACGATCATGTGGGTAGAAAATTGCTGGTGTCTGCGATTCACAAGTTTGGATGGTTTAATTCGGAGTATTGCAGTAAAAATTTTGTGTACACCGAAGATGTGCTGTCAGGCCATATACAAGATTATGTTGGAGAACAAGAATCCTTTTACAATAAATTTTTTATTGGTCTGGACAGTAATAATTTTTTTCAAACCTTAAACAGTTTTGGAAATTTAAAATGGAATCACTCTGCTAACATTTGTAATTTAGAACACAAGTTAACAAATAGTTTTGTTCATGTAGTGAGCGAGACACTAGCAACCAGTTACCAACCTTTTGTAACAGAAAAGTTTTTATATAGCATTGTGACCCGTGGGTTGTTTGTGTGTTACGCACAACCAGGGTGGCATGCACATTTAGAAAAATATTACGGGTTCAAAAAGTATAATAAATTGTTTGATTACAAGTTTGATTCTATACAGAACCCAGTGGAACGATTGATTGAGTTAATGACCATGCTATCTAAATTTAGTATATTGAGTCATGGTGAATGGAAAGACTTGTGTCTGTTAGAACAGGATACCATTGAGTACAACTACAATCATTATTTTAACGAAGATTACCTAAAAAGCGTTGAACCTTACCGAGATTATGTAGACAGCGCCTGGACTTTGTAGTATAATAACAAATAACTTTATAGGAAACAACCATGGGAAAACCATTTGATGTATCAAAATTCCGCAAGGAAATCACCAAGTCAATCGAAGGATTGAGTATTGGATTTAACGATCCTACTGATTGGATTAGCACAGGCAACTATGCCTTGAACTATCTTATTTCAGGAGACTTTAACCGTGGTATTCCGCTGGGTAAAGTTACTGTGTTTGCTGGCGACTCGGGAGCAGGTAAATCATATATTTGTTCTGGCAACATTGTCAAACACGCACAAGAGCAAGGTATCTTTGTGGTATTGATTGACAGTGAAAACGCACTAGACGAAGACTGGCTCAAAGCACTGGGTGTAGACACTGGGCCAGACAAACTTCTTAAATTGAGTATGGCCATGATTGACGATGTGGCTAAAACTATTTCAACATTCATGAGTGATTACAAAGCACTTGCTGAAGGCGAGCGTCCCAAAGTTATGTTTGTGATTGACTCATTGGGTATGCTGTTGACTCCCACAGATGTTAACCAATTTGACGCAGGTGAAATGAAAGGTGACTTGGGTCGTAAACCCAAAGCACTTACAGCACTTGTCCGTAATTGTGTGAACATGTTTGGCAGCTACAATGTTGGATTAGTTTGTACCAATCACACATACGCAAGTCAAGATATGTTTGATCCAGATGACAAGATCAGCGGCGGACAAGGCTTTATCTATGCATCAAGTATTGTGGTCGCCATGAAGAAGATGAAGCTCAAAGAGGACGAGGATGGCAACAAAGTTTCAGAAGTAAATGGTATTCGTGCAGGTTGTAAAGTAATGAAAACACGCTATGCCAAACCCTTTGAAGGCGTGCAAGTCAAGATTCCTTACACAACAGGTATGAGCCCTTACTCAGGTCTTACTGACTTGATTGAGAAAAAAGGCCTGCTTAAAAAAGAAGGCAACAGTCTTGTGTTTACCACAAGTTCTGGAGAGATCATCAAGAAGTTCCGCAAAGGTTGGGAACGCAACGATGACGCATGCCTGGATACAGTGATGAAAGACTTTGGCAATCAGAAGGCAGAGGTAACTACAGTCGAGGAGGATGCAGAATGAGTGCAATAGTAGCTAGTGAAATTTGGTCAGAACTCAAAAGATATGTCAACACTGTTGATCGTGCAGAAGCTGCCGAAACCATGGTGGCAATTTTGATTGATCACGACTCGGATGTCGAAGATATCCGTGCCGCGTTCAAAGGTGATTCAGATATCAAACGAGCACTTACTGACTATCTTGATAATGACAAAAATTATGAAGATGACGAGGAAGAAGAGTTTGAAGACGAAAACACCGAAGACGATGACTGGGAAAACTGATGTGGTATAGTCAAGTGGTTGCTGATCTTGGACGCATTCCAGATTTTATCAATCACTATGAGTCTGAATTAAATTCTGCCAAACATGATTGTAAAATTTATGGCGTGGTTGAAAAAAACATTACTGCATTGCCTGGCATTACTGAACACAGATTCAACCAACTACAAGAAATTGAAGCAGTATTGAATCATCTAAACATTCAGTTGCGCAAGATTCGCCGCCGTCATTTTCAAAAATATCTAGAAGGATATGCCCGTGCATTGACCAGCAGAGATGCAGAAAAGTATGTGGACGGTGAGGACGAAGTTGTAGACTTTGAAACCATTATCAATGAAGTGGCATTTTTGCGTAATCGTTGGTTGGGCATCATGAAAGGCCTAGATACCAAACAGTGGCAAATGGGCCATGTGGTTAGATTGCGCACAGCTGGCATGGAAGATATTCAGGTGTAATATACGAATATAAATATCGCTATGAAAATTGTCATAGTTACTGGCGGATTTGATCCGCTACATTCCGGGCACATTGCCTATTTTAAAGCGGCACGCACATTAGGCGATAAACTAGTGGTAGGGCTCAATTCAGATGAATGGCTTACCCGTAAAAAAGGTAGGCCTTTCATGCCTTTGCAAGAGCGCCAGGCCATTGTGGGAAATCTTTCTACAGTAGACGAAGTTGTTGTTTACAATGACAACGATGGATCTAGCATTGATGCCATCAAGTTAATTAAAACTCGGTATCCCACAGCAAAGATTGTGTTTGCCAATGGCGGCGATCGCACCAAGGATAACATTCCAGAAATGGTGTTTGACGATGTGGAGTTTGTGTTTGGTGTAGGTGGCGAAAACAAAATGAATTCCAGTAGTTGGATACTTGAAGACTGGAAGAAACCCAAGACCACCAGATCTTGGGGATATTATCGAGTGTTGCACGAAGTAGGAGCAAATACCAAACTCAAAGAACTAACAGTTAATCCCAAAACTTGTCTTAGCATGCAACGACATGAAAAGAGAGCAGAGTTTTGGTTTGTGGCCGAAGGTGAAGCCACAGTCTACACTGTAGATCCGCACAGCACAGATCATGACATAATGGCCAGCCCTGCAAAACATCAACACACATTCATCCGACTCAATGAATGGCATCAGCTGTGTAATGAAACGGATCATCCACTCAAGCTGATTGAAATTCAATACGGCGAAGATTGTGTAGAAGAGGACATTGAACGCAAATGAAACCAATTCCAATTTTTATCGGCTATGATCCTAGAGAAGCCATAGCTTATCACACCTGCGCCAATTCAATTATTAGACATGCGTCTAAGCCTGTTGCTATTATACCACTGGCACTTAACCTGTTTGACGACTATAACGAAACACATACTGACGGTAGCAATCAATTTATCTATTCAAGATTTCTGGTGCCACACCTGACGGATTACACTGGTTGGGCAATATTCATTGACGGCGACATGGTTGTGAGAGACGACATTGTCAAACTATGGGAGTTGAAAAATTCTTACATGGATGTACAAGTGGTCAAACACGATTATCAAACCAAAATGACAGAAAAATACCTTGGATCAAAAAATGAAAACTATCCTCGAAAAAATTGGTCTAGTGTTATTCTGTGGAATTGTAATAGCTTTCCTAACCGGAAACTTACCCCAGACTTCATACAAAAATCCACAGGCAGTGAGCTCCACCGCTTCTCGTGGATAGACGATGAACGCATAGGCGAATTGCCGCCTGAATGGAATTGGTTGCCTGATGAATACGGGCCAAACCCTGATGCCAAGTTACTGCACTACACACTTGGCACACCTTGTTTCCACGAATTCGCTACTACGCCACAAGGTGAAGAATGGCATCGAGAGCGAATGTTAGCAGACTATTGCCTGCAGAGAGGCCACATGTGATTTTGCCCACAGCATTGGTTGATCGTTGGCCAGCAGAAGAATACAAACAACAACATACAACCATCGAATCTGCGCTCAAACACAGTGTGGCTGATACTATGCAACTATACCACGACATCAAGATGTTGAAAGAAGTTGAAAGCACATACGAAGTTTCTGCTTACTCTTTGACCAAAGAACAAAGATATGATCTAAAGAGAAATAGTGATTCGTTGTTGCACAATCGCTTTGTTACTGGGTTGATACAAAAAATTGAAAAGTTTGATCGTGGTATAAAGTACAGCGACTATCCTGCAATGATCATGGCTGCTTATCCTGAAAGTAAATTCATGGATAAATCAAGATTCAGAGACGAACATGCAAGTATCACTGGACCTGTATTGTGTCGAGGTATTGCCAGTGGCAAGATTGTTGATCAGGTCAAGGCCGCAGGCGAGGATTACTATTTTATCGAAACTGGGTATCTAGGCAATTACCGTTGTGAAAACAACAAGACTGGTAGAAAAATTTACCATAGAATTGTCAAAAACGCCATGCAACACAACACCATAATGGATGTGCCCAGTGATCGTTGGGATCAGTTGGTAGACTTTAATCCTGACCTGAAATACAATGGATGGAAAAGAACAGGATCCAAAGTACTAGTGGTTCTTTCATCAGACAAACCTTTTCAGTACTACGGCCATAATCGCGAAGCCTGGTTGAGGAAAGTAGTCAGGACCTTGAGAAAACACACAGATAGAGAAATTGTGTTTAGAGAAAAAGCCACTCGCGGCGAACGCACCAACGACACCATATATGATGCACTAGATGATGATATCTATGCATTGGTCACATACAACAGCATTGCCGCAGTTGAAGCCATACAGTATGGAATACCAGCATTTGCGCTGGCTCCAACGGCTGCTGATCCTGTGGGAAATAAAGATTTAAAAAATATAGAAAAACCCAACATGCCTGATGAAGATATTATACAAAAGTGGTTGCATAACATTGCATACAGCCAGTTTAGTTTAGATGAAATAATCACAGGTCAAGCCTGGAGAATGGTACTAGAAAATGCAGAACGCCCAACCCTTAGTTATTAAAAGCTATCTCAGTAGCTTGCCCGCACGAATCAACAGCCAAGAAAAAATTGACGCACTCACATTTTTTGCACAAGGCGCGGCTCGCTGTGGAGACAACGCAACAACAACCCAGTCTAGTGATTATGAACCTTGTGATGTTGGAGCCATCATTGGTAATGCATTTAACTCAAACCCATCCAAGACATCATTGCCGCATTACAAGGTTCGAAAAATGGTTATGAAAACACAAGACAAACTAGGCAAGTATTGGCTCAGTATTGATAGCAATGTGTTCATTTACAAAGATCGAGCCAATCCACACAAGTACCTGCGATACAGTTTCAATGGTGTGTTTCCAGCCACAGGCATCTATTGCAATGATACACCTGGTGAAGAAAATTGGGCAAACATTCGTCGAGACTACAACCTGGATCTCAAGCCTTGGCGCCAAGGCGGCAATCATATTTTAATTGCGTTGCAACGACCGTTGGGCTGGAGCATGCGCGGTATTGATCTCATGACATGGATCCAACAAACAATTAGCAAAATAAGACAGTATTCAGATCGTCCCATAATAATGCGTTGGCACCCTGGCGACTGGAAAGCCTATCCGCAATACGAACAAACTTTGAGAAATTTTGGAGTCACTGTGAGTCCGCAACAAAGACACATTCTCGAAGACCTGCAAAATTGTTGGGCATTGGTATGTCACAATTCTACTCCCAGTGCGGTAGCAGCCATAGAAGGTGTGCCTGTGTTTATCACAGACAATCCGGGATACTCTCAAGCAGGAGAAGTTGCCAACACTGACTTTAGTTTAATTGAGCAACCTATGTTACACAATAGAGAAGTATGGATTAGAAAATTAGCTCAGTGTCATTGGAGTTTTGAAGATGTGCGGTCTGGCCGTTGCTGGGCTCACATGCGCAACTATGTCAAAGTTTAATTGTGGATTGTGACAAAATCTGCCAGCTCTTTTAGCTGTTGATCATAGTCAGGGATTGCAAAATCAAACTGTCGTCTTGTGTCTATCAACACTTTGTCTATGTTCTTGGGACCTTGAGTAGGCACAATCGTTTTGTTTAGTTTATAGACTTCATTGATTTTGCACAACAACTCGTACTTGTTGATCCGGTTGGCATTGTTTACCACATGGTACACTCCAGAGATCACTGGATTACCAACATAAGCGTTGATACACTTGGCCAATTGCAAAGTGGTGATTCCATTCCACCAGGCATTGGTCCAGCCGGGCAATTGCGATTCAGAGTTGGACACAGTCCAATGCAACAGTCCAGTTCCGTTTTTTATTTCAGGCCCAATTATGCTCATTCTAAAAGTGACATCTTTGGCGTTGTTGACTTCGCCAAAACTCTTGCTACGACCGTATGCATTGGTTTCTGTGTGTGCGTCTAACTCGATGTAACTGCCTCTATTGCCATTGAAAACACAATCAGTACTTAGATGTATCAACCTTGTGTCGGTATCTTTTAATCTATGTTCCACATAGTGAGGGAACCACGCATTGATCAAGGCCGCGCGATCAGGTCTATCTAAACAGTCTTTGACCAGCAGGCCAATGCAGTTGACCACAAAGTCTGTTTGCAAGCCATTGAAGAATTCAATAACTTGACTTTGATTTTCAATATCAAGTTCAGACCTGCCCACTGCTCTCACAACATGCCCTTGCTGTCTGAGATATTGTGTAATCATGTGTCCGGCCATGCCTCCGGAACCCAGTACTGTTATGTGCATATGAACCCACCTTTGACCAACATGTCTTTGATTTGATCTCGGTTCATTAGGTATGTGCGAGAACTAAACTCTTCTGGCTCGAAACGAGGCAATGAACCATATTGTTTGTCTAGCTCAGGAGTAGACTTGGTTGGCAGTATAACATAATAGTTAGAGTCATAACAACGACTCAGCAGTGCTTCGTGCTTTGAAATCAGCATTTCGTCCAGTTTCTCTCCAGGCTTGCTGCCGATTTCTCGGATGTCAACCTGCCCATAATGATCCATTAATACCTGTGCAATGTCCTTGATGTAACAGGCTGGCATGTTCATGACAAATGTTTCGCCGCCTATACTGTGTTCCGCTGCCTTGAACAACAGCTGAATAGCTTCTTCCAGTGTAAGAAAGAATCTAGTCATTTCCAAATCAGTTATGGTGACTGGTCCACCTGCTTTGATTTGTTCCACAAAGTATGGTATAACTGATCCATTGGATCCCATGACATTGCCTCCACGAATGCACACAAATTTGGTATGCTCACTTAAATCGTTGCCTTGTATGATCAACTTCTCGCCTACAGATTTGGTCATGCCATACAGGTTGAGTGGTTCAACTGCTTTGTCTGTGGACACATCAATGACTTTGCTCACACCATTTTCAATGGCAGCGTTTACAATGTTGGTAGTCCCTGTAATGTTGGTCTTGATTGCTTCCTGTGGATGATCTTCGCACACTGGCACATGCTTGAGCGCAGCCAAATGAAACACTACATCTACATTTTTCATGGCAAAGCGTACAGCTTCGTAATCACGCACATCACCGACCACAAACTTCAACCGAGGATCGTGAAATCGTCTTTGCATCAATACCTGTTGTAATTCTCCACGACTGAAACAAATGATTTCTTTGGGATCATAGTTGTCCAACAGCATTTTAACCAGTGTCTGCCCCCAAGAACCTGTGGCCCCTGAAATGAACACACGCTTGTTATCAAACATACGACTTTTTTGTATGTGCAAAACTGTTAAGCCATTTATTTTTCTATGATTAGGAACAGCATTGGTTCTTGATATTGTACATTTGCCACCTAGTTCATTGATTAAATTAATCATGAATTTGTCACTTCGACAGAGATGACCAGCTGTGGCCCATTTTGGATCAGGGTCTAACCCGTTGTCTTCTGTGCCATCGGCCCAGACATACTCGATAGCAAATGTTCCTGTAGGTGTTAAACTGCGAATAGCATGTTTAAGTTCGTTAACTAACGATGCAGTTAGCACATGCTGAACAACATTATGGCAAATGATCAAATCAAAATAGTCAGAAGGCAATGATTCAACATTGTCAATGTGATACACTGACTCACATATAGGACGAACACGATCCAGTGCTGAATCGCTAATATCTAGCACACTGATTTTGGCTATTTCTGCAAACCCTTGGGTTACATACCCAAGTCCACACCCAATCTCTAACACACGCATTCCGGGCACAATTAAATCTTTTATATTTAAGAAATCTACAGTCGCATCAAACCCACAGCCAGATAAGGTTCTTTCGTTGTCTTGGTCATGTTGCTCATTCCAAAATTCTCGATTATAATTCATTTACATTTTTCCTAGTATAATATTCACAATTACATCACTGACATTTGATCTAGTGTATTCTTCAGGAATGGTCCAATTGCTCAATGTCTGTGCCTGTTGATAGCAGTCTACTATTCTCTGTGTTTCTAATCCTGAAATGATATTGGATCCACACATGACAGTTTCAGGTCTTTCTGTAGTTGCTCGTATAGTTATTGTGGGTTTTTGGAACAAGCACATTTCTTCTTGTACTGTGCCCGAATCACTTATGGCCAATTGACTGTGTTGTTCCAGTTTGACAAAATCAAAAAATCCCATGGGCTCGGTTACAATGATGCGATCACTCAATTTTCTGTTGGCCAATCGTTGACGAGTCTTTGGATGACAACTGAACACAATAGGATACTGTTGACTGATGATTTCAAATGCATCCATAATCTGATTTAACCTGTTGGGATCGTCGACATTTTCTGCTCTATGTGCCGTGGCAATGATGTAGTGCCCTGCAGTCAAATTCAATTGGTCCAGAATGTTGCTGGACTCAATGTCATTGCTGTAGTAGTCCAACACTTCTTTGATAGGATTGCCTGTGACAAAAACACGGTTGTTGGCAGCACCTTCACGCAAGAGATTTTCTCTGCTGAATTGAGTGTATGGCAAGTTAATGGTGCTGATGCTGTCTATCAGCTTTCGATTCTTTTCTTCAGGTACCAACAAATCATAGCAACGATTGCCAGCTTCCATGTGATAAACAGGCACACCCATGCGTTCACAAACAATAGCACTCAGTCCTGAATTTGTGTCACCTAACACTAGCACTGCATCAGGTTGGAATTCTGCAATGTATTGTTCAACACCAATCATGATGGCTGCCAACTGCTGACCAATGGTGCCGCGACTTTCTAACACACAGTCTGGCTTGCGCAATCTCAGTTGATCAAAGAATATTCTATTGAGTGTGGCATCGTAGTTTTGTCCGGTATGCAATATTCTATGATCGCTGGCTTGATCAAGTTTGGGAATGATTCTGGCCAGTCTAATAATTTCTGGGCGTGTGCCCAATATGGTCAATATCTTACGCTTCATAAAATCCCACATAGTAATCATCGAACCCACGCAGGTGTATTCTAGTCCATCCAGAAAAATCTTCTGGTGACCATAAACTTTTATGTACATCTAGTTCATTGCCATGACACCATAATTCTGCATTGTTGACATTTTCGTGATTGTCAGTCCAAATAGATTCCAATGGTGTCAACAGAAATATCTTTTGGTTTACCTGTGCTTTGCAGTTTTCAATCAATCTCAATCCAGCGGTCTTGTCAATATGTTCAATAAAATCCAGCATGAGAATATAGTCAAAGTTGTCAGCAATGACATCTGACAGTGGAGTAGATTCAAGGTTAGCCACAATGTCAGGCTCAACCCATGCCCATCCATCCACTGTGACCACACGACTGCATTGAGGTTTTATCGGGTCTGAATACATCTTTGGCCCGCATCCAAGATCAAGCACAGTGCTGCCGTGTTGAACAGCACCCATCAAGTAACCCACTAACAAATCGTTAGAGAATGCTCGCTTTCCTTTAATCACATGTTTCATGTTGATACTCCTTTATCACAGTGGATAGTAAATTGTCATATTCATTCACAGTGTCTGCGGTCAATGCATTCTCAAACAACTGTGACCGAGGATGTCCTGCAAACCAATGAAACCCTATCACAGACTTGTTGTTGATTTTTTTACTAATGTTGGCATCTACTGATTGATAAAACATTTCAATGGTCTTGCTGGTGATAGAATACACACAATTGCGATTGAGAAACATAAATTGGTTATTTGGAAATTGTTCACCAAAACTTTCAAATGTTTTAAATCGCTGATTGATCAGGTCACTGCCCATGCATTGATATACATTGGGATTGTACTCTTTCTTTGCCAGTCCAGCAATGTGTTTAAAAAATTTATTATTTGCAGACGATAACAAAAATCCCACAGTGTGCTTGTCCGGTGGATTCAATGGACATAATACCGCATCGATATCAGCATTCTTGGGCAAGTTCTCTTCTAGTTGATCCATTGGTCGAGTATACAAAATGTCAATGTCTGACCACAGTCCTCCGTGTTGTCCCAACAGGCGCCATCTAAGGAAATCGCTTTTGTGAACTTCGTGTGCTTGATTTTTAAATCTATAACGACCAAAGTCATGGTACATAATGCCCACATCAAGTGATTTGAGTTGGGCAGTATAATCAGAAGCTAGGTCAATGTCTTTTTGTTGAAATGAATCCCATGCAGGTTTTGCTCTACTTAATTTGGTCGGCATGTGTACACGAACGGTCCAGTCTGGATTGAGTTGCCTAAACGATTGTACTGATAGAAATCTAAGATAAGATAATTTTTTACCACCCCAATAGAAATGTGCAATCTTTGGTATGTTTTTTAAATGCCACATATATCGTTACCGTTGTTGCTGACTCTGACCTGCAGGTTGTCTTTGATTGTGGCCCAAAGTTCTCTGTTGTTTACTGTGACTGGCGGGTTGTGTGGATTGTCATAGGTCTTGCGATGATATTGATGTACCACCCAAGGAGCTTCAACAAATTTCAGTTCCAGCCCCAGTGCTTTCACACGATAGATCAATTCTACATCATCCATGTCCTGGCCTTGCGAAAATTGCTCATCAAACCCGTTTAGCTTGACAAGATTTTCTCTAGTAATAGCTGTGGTAAAATGATAGGCATATGGTCGCTCAGTAACATGATTATACCAGCGAGATTTCTTATCTGTGAACATGGGCAGTGGTTCGCCAGACTGCATGACTCTTGTTTCTGCTTTGGTTGCCGCATAGCAATGAAAAGTCAAATAATTCTCATTGTTTAAATTGTCTAGAGTATACTGCAACACATCTCCCATGTGACAACATTCAGGGTTTTGTATAATGACCATGTCACCACGACTGGCACGAAGTGCTGTGTTATAAGGCACACACGGATTGCAGTAATCCTTGTTGATTCTACCATCAGACATGCGTATCACTTTGATATTCAAGTGTGGAAATTCTGACGATATAGAATCCAGCCGTTCACCTGGGTCACAAAAGTCTTCAGCAATGATAATTTCTAAATCTTTAACTTGGCTTTGACTGATTGTTTTGAGAGTGTATCTCAGTTGACTGAGACGATTGTAATAACTCATTACTATTGAAATCATGAATACTTTCTCTGTTCTTCTTTGAATATGTCTAGCTCTTTGCGTTTGCCCTTGGCACTCCATATGCTACTTTCTGGGCGCATGGCCCAGTCAATATAGCTCATGGGCAACAACCCTTTTTTGTAGCCAGGAATAATTTGATCTAATATGATTTGGTCTAAAAACCAATAGATGTCATTTTGCTCAATGCTTGTTCTGAGTCTTTGCGCATATTGTTGAATAAAATCGTTGCTACGACCAGTACCATTGAACAAGATTGATCCTGCTAAGTGTGTGCCATCCTTGGGTTTTTCATACAGATAAAAGTCCAGGGGGCCCAGATCGTTTGCAAATGGAGCTCGCACAAGGCCATCCACATCAATGGCTAGGCAGCGTTGCTCTCTAGGTAAAATTTCAGCCAAACGCACAAATCTAGCACAGGCGTAATATGTTTGTCGAATCAGTTTGTTTAGTTCTGTTGATCCTAGTGTTTGTCCTTTTTTGAACATTTGTCGTTGGCGATCATTTTCAAACATGCTTGGTTTTGACCAATGGTCAGTGACCATGTTGAATTCGTGATCGTCAAGATATTCATAGGTACAACTTACATTTGGTTGATTGCAGAATTCAATTTGGTCAGGTCTTGGATTGTAAATGTGTATGTGACACCCAAGATCGGGCGTGTTAACTTGTATGCTCTTTATTAGTGGCCGGGCATGCGTATCGAAGTAAATAGGATCTGCAGCCGCAAATATAAAGAACTTGTTTTGATTGAGTTTTCCTTGTAGTGGTGGCATTAACATAGTTAAATATTTAGTGATCAAGAACATAGCCTATTATCCTTCTCAGTGTGCTCTCAACAGTGGTCCTGTTATGACTGCTGTGCTGGATCACCTGAGATTAAAAGGTATTGAAATTCAAGAAAACTCCTGGGATTCTGATGCCGCAATCATATGGTCAGTGTTGTGGCACGGGCGCATGGCTCCAAATGAATTGGTATATGCACACTATAGAAGTTTGGGCAAACCAGTGATCATACTCGATGTTGGTGCATTGATTCGAGGCGAAACCTGGAAGCTGGCTGTGAACAATATCACTGCTGAAGGCTACTACGGTCACACCACAAATCTAGACTGGGATAGACCCAGCAAATTAGGCATTGAGCGCAAGATAAATTTCAGCACTGATCCTGCTATTTTGATTGCGGCACAACACAATCGCAGTTTGCAAGTGGCAGAACTGTCCAGTATCGAAGAATGGATCATGGACCAAGTGGTAACAATAAAGTCCTTGAGTAACCGTCCAATTCGTATTAGACCACACCCAAGATGTTGGTTAAACATGCATAGCTTGCCGCCCAATGTAACACTGGAACAGCCCAAGCCCCTGCTCAATACCTATGACAGTTTCAACATGAGATTTGATTGTCATGCCGTGGTAAATTACAACTCGGGACCTAGCATACAAGCGGCATTATCGGGCACTAGACTGTTGACAGACGCCAGCAGTCTGGCACACCCAATGAGTATTTGGTGGGACAAACTTGAAAAGAGTTATGCCATTGAGAGAGATTCGTGGCTGACTGAAATTTGTCATACAGAATACACAGTAAATGAATTAAGGCAAGGAATATGGCTAAAAAGGATAGAGCCAGCATTGATCCAACAATAGATTGTGCTTGTGTCATACACGGCTCTGGCTACGATTGGGTATATGTAGACAAGCTGTATAACATGCTTCGCAAATACTTACACAGAGATATACGATTTCATGTGTACACCGAAATTGATCGACCAGTTCCTGATCACATGATCAAGCATAATTTAATTGAATGGCACGGTATCAGTGGCCCAAAAAAATCTTGGTGGTACAAGATGCAATTGTTCAATGCAGAGCATCACTCAGGAAATCTTTTGTATTTTGATCTAGACACTTTGATCATACGAGACATTGACTGGATACCAGAATTATCAACTGACAAATTTTGGACCATAAAAGATTTTAGATATTTGCAGGCGCCAGGATGGGATGAAATAAACTCCAGTGTCATGTGGTGGAATGTCAAACGATTTGATTGGGTATGGCAACAATTCAAACAACTGGATATCAATAACATCATTAGAAATTATCGTGGCGGTGATCAGGCATACTTGACAAAAGCAATTGACTATCAGGATCGACGATACTTCTCATCAGAACATACACAAAGTTGGAGATGGGAATGCCTTGATGGCGGAACTGACTTCACCACCCACAAAGCCCGGAATCCTGGTACCGGCACAGTAATTGCAGACTTGACATCAATTGTGGTGTTCCATGGCACCCCTAAACCTCACGAAATCAGTGACCCTGTTGTAAAACAACTGTGGCAATAAAACGGTTGACCAATAAATCCCTTTTTGCTATAATACTTGTATTGTAATTGAAAAGGAGCCTGAAATGGGTTACAAGATTATGGACACCATGGACATGATGCGTGTCAAATACGAGCCACGCAAGGGCCTAGAAGGTCCGTTCAATTTCTCAGGCCGAGTGTTGTATTATGACAACAAAGAGGGCGCCTACTATGATCCCACTACAGATTTCTATGTTTCTCAAGCAGAAATGGACGCCATCAACCTGCAGTTCTACGAAGTGCTTAAAAAATAAGCAGAAAATGTGGCAAAAAAGCCACATTTATCCCGGTTGACCAAAAAATCGCCATTTGCTATAATACTTGTATTGTAAATTAATTAGGAGCCAACTATGCATAATTACACTAAACAAACAGAACTTGCCTGGATCGACAGCAACGACATTGGCGAGCACATTGAGGACTTTGATAACCCTGACCTTAATAAGGCTTTTGGCAAGTTCTGTATCATGGACGACCAGTGTGCCTATAACACTATATTAGAAGATATGGGCTACTGTGAGGACGAAGTCGACAACGAGCAGTGTACCATCGTTCATGACACAGTGGTTGAAACCCTCAAACAAGTGAACCTGGTGTTCAAGAACTTGGGCATTGCCCTGGAGTTCAAGCAAGCAGACATGGTGGAATACACTGCCTACATGCTGACAGGCAAAGGCGACACACCTGAGGACATGGGCCAGCGCATCCGTCGTCTTGCGGCAGGCCAAACTGTCTAAAAATTAAGCAGAAAAGTGTGGCAAAAAAACCACACTTTACCGATTGACCATTAATTCCCATTTTGCTATAATACTTGTATAGTAAATAAAAAGGAGCAGAAATGCAAAGATCCACAGCAATGACCCAACTCCAAAAAGAATGTGTGTTTTTGGGCATAGGGTTTTTTGAACTGATCAAAGACATCCAGATCAACGGACGCATGGTCTATAGCCAAAAGACTGTAGAGGCTTACCACAAATACATGGAAATCTATGCCATGGCCGCCCAGGTTGACGAATAAATTGATATCTGCTATAATTTAATTTTAACGCACAACAAGGAGCCAACCATGAGTGCCATTCGTATCGTTAAGGGCGAGTACCGCAACAAGCCCGTCCGCAATATTGCTTTTACTTTGGTGTCAGGCTATGCCACAGGCGTTAAAGGCAATTATGTTACTGTCAAAAATGATGGTAACTTTCCCAACTGCCCGGATACCGTGCGTATCAAGGTAGATTCCATTCGTGATTTTGAATATGTAACAGGAGAAGCCGTGCAAGATAATACAGTACATTTTGAGAAGCCCTCAGTAGTCGAGACAGACGACGAGGCCATGGATCGTATCCGTGAGCGTTTTGACATCCTACACGAGATGACAAAGGCCACTGTATCAGGCGACATCCGTGCTATGATTGTGAGCGGCCCTCCAGGTGTAGGCAAGAGCTACGGCGTTGAGACAGAGATTGAGAAAGCCTGCTTGTTTGATAAGTTGGCAGGCAAACGACTCCGTGCAGAGGTAGTTAAAGGCAGTGCCACTCCCATTGGACTGTACCAAACTCTGTACAAATACAGTGACGCCAACAGCGTGGTGGTATTTGACGACTGTGACAGCATCTTGTTAGATGACGTTGCTCTTAACTTGCTCAAGGGTGCCTTGGACTCAGGCAAGAAGCGTGTTATCTCCTGGTTGTCAGAGAGCAGTGCCTTGCGCCGTGAAGGTATCCCAGACCGTTTTGAGTTTAAAGGTAGTGTTATTTTTATCACCAACTTGAAGTTTGACAAAATGAAAAGTCAAAAGCTCAAGGATCACTTGGATGCTTTGCAGTCACGCTGTCACTATCTTGACTTGACCTTGGACACCATGCGTGACAAGCTCTTGCGTATCAAACAGATTGCCAAAGATGGTGTGTTGTTTGCAGAATACGACTTTGAAGAGTGTGTGCAAGACGACATCATTGACTTTATGCACATCAACAAAGAACGCCTGCGTGAGGTATCTTTGCGTATGGCGCTCAAGATTGCAGACTTGCGCAAGATGTCTGTGGTAAACTGGAAGCGTCTTGCAGAGACCACTTGCATGAAGAGTGCCTGATAAGGAGAGGCAATGATACTGTTAAATGCGGTAGTCATGATCCTGTGTTGGAACTGGGCAACCCGTGATTTCGAAAACGGAAACAATACCATGGGTTGGTTCAACATATTCTTCAGTGCCTGGAATGGTGCATCAATTGCCAATCAACTTTTCTAAAAGGAAACAGCATGATTCGATACATTGCCAACAAAGATAACACAATTGTGTATCCTTGGGAACCAGGCCTAGTAGAATGGTTGGTTGAAAACTATCCTTATTCGGGCTATCGAGTTGTTGAACAAGAGCATGTATGAAAATTGGACTGAGTTATAGTCGTTGCGTGAGAGACATTGTGGATGGTCGAGTAGACATTGATGATGTTCTAATCATCATTACTCGAACAGACTTTGATCCTCGTATTGACGAACAGTGGAAGAACATTTGGGAAGGATACGGCGGTGGCCAAACATTTGGCAATCCGTTTGGCAATCCAGAATGGATGGCGTACCCTGCTGAAGACGAAGATCGACTCCGTAGTGTGAGCATCATGCTGTGGGAGGACGGTAAATTACATCAGCCTCGCAAGTTTGGAGCACATCCAATCCGCCGATCAGAAATTTGGCTAGAGGCAGTACTGCCAGACAGTGAACTAGAACGCAACCCAGCGGCAAAAGATGCCTGGGACAAGTTCCAAATGGTTGCAGGACTGACCAATGTTCGAGTAACCAACGACTATTTTTAAAAGTTTTCTCAGGGCAACAACGGTTGGCTCCGGCCCTGGGCTTTATACAGGTACCCTTAAAAAAGGTACCTGTTTTTTTGACTTTGCCTGCGGTAATCTATATACTGTAAATACACATTATGACCTTTTGCCACTCTCCTTGGACCAACCTTGACATCAGCCCAACAGGCGATATTGCACCTTGTTGCAAATTTCAAACAGGATTGTATGATCAACATTTTAATATTCAACAGCACAATCTTGATGATTATGTTGGCAGTGCCTTTTTGACCACAATCAAGCAAGAATTTCAAGCAGGGCAATGGCCCCAGGGATGCAAACGCTGTCGTATAGAAGAAGAAAACAATATCCAAAGTAAACGCCAACTGGATTTAGAACGCTGGTCGTTACATTACGACAACTATGACATTGACAGAGATAAGTGGATCACTGCCAGTATTGCATTTGGTAACACCTGCAATCTCAAATGCATTACCTGCAACTCAGAAACCAGCAGTCGGTGGCAAAAAGAATACCACGACATATATGGTGTTAATAATAAACATGTTAAATTTTACAAACAAGACTTTGTTGAAAAGTTTGTGAAACAAGCACCAAATGTCGTACATCTTGACATACCAGGTGGCGAACCATTCCTGAGTGGAGTGGCCGAACAGCAACAATTGCTAAGACACTATATAGATACAGGACAAGCATCAAAGATTACCTTGCACTACACAACCAATGCCACAGTATTTCCTGATCATGTATGGTGGGATTTATGGCAACATTTTAGAGAAGTTGATTTGCAACTTAGCATAGATGGAATTGGTGATAAGTATGAGTACATTAGATATCCTGCTACCTGGATTGAGGTTGCACAAAATGTACATAGGTATATTGTACATCAAAGTGGCAACACACGGCTAAGTGTTAGCCATACTGTCAGTGCATACAATATCTATTATCTTGACGAGTTCTTCTCATGGTGTTATACTGTAGGACTACCTCGTCCTTGGTGTGGTAGAGTACATAATCCTGTTCACATGCGACCCAGTGTATGGCCAGAGCATGTTAGAACAGCAATAGCAGATCACTTGACCACTAGCGAACACACAGATGTACGGAATTGGGCCAGGCTAATTTTGAACAGTGATGATAGTAGCAATTTTTCTACCTTTGCAACCAAGACGCAGGAACACGACAAATATCGAGGATTGGATTTTGCATCTACTTTTAAAGAGATGGCAGTATTTCTAAATGAAACATAAAAAAGACTACCCAGTATATCAGGTACTTGAGAAAAAAAGTAATTTCTTCTGCCCAGCAAAATGGACAGAGTTGTTCTTGTATCTAAATCACGGCAGTAGCAACAGTTGCCATCATCCTATTCCTCACAGCATTCCGCAAGAGCTGTTGGATAATCCATCAGTGCTACACAATACTCCGCACAAGCTCGAAATGCAACAACTCATGATGGATGGGCATCGTCCTGATGAGTGCCACATGTGCTGGCATATTGAAGATTCAGACCCAACTGCGGTGAGCGACCGTATTGTAAAAAGTCAATACTGGCAGGACCAAATAGAGGAGTTAACAGTTGATCCAAACTACATACCTCCGTTTATCGAAGTGGTGTTTGATAACTATTGCAACTTGTCGTGCAGTTATTGCGACTCAGGACAGAGTAGTTCTTGGGCTGCCAAAATACACAACAAGCCCTTGCATTTAGAATCTGACAGCCGACAGCTGTATTCAAAGATACACATTGCTCCAGGTACTACCAAACAACCCTATCTTGAGGCTTGGTTAAAGTGGTGGCCCACAATAAAGGATCAAGTACAAACCCTCAAGATCAGCGGTGGCGAACCATTAATGAGCAAAAACTTTTGGAAGTTTGTTGATGCACTTGGAACAGCACCAAACTTGTCAATTGCTATTAACAGTAACTTTTCAGTGGACTTGCAACTGGTCAAAAAGTTTGCATCATATGCACCAAACTTCAAACGCATAACAATTTCTGCCAGCATAGATGCCACAGGCGACATCGCCGAGTATGCCAGGCAAGGGCTAGACTACCAACAATTTTTAAACAACATAAACTATTGGTGCAGTGAAACTCCAGCCAATTGTCTGCTTAAACTGCAAAGCACAGTGAGCATTTTAAATGTATGGGGGCTAACCCACAAATTTGATTTAAACACACAGTTGAGACAACGCTATCCAACCAGAGTATTGGAGTTTTACAGTACAATTGTTCGAGCACCAGAGTTTCAATCTGTTTTATTATTGCCCGATGCAATTAAACAAGCACTAGGTAATGACATACAAGATTGGTTAACTTGCAATCAGAAACAGTTGTTGCCTGACGAAGAGATATTTGTAAACAAAACCATTGGGTACCTAAAGAACAACCCTCAGCCCAATCACAACTTTGATCAACGAGTCTTAGAGCTTGACTTCTTGAAGTTTTTGCAGTATTATAATCACACTAGCAAATTAAAATATCAAGATGTCTATCCAACTGTGTTTTTGGATTGGATCAATACAATAAGCAATTATGAAACAATGCACAATACAAATCCGTGATGAGGTCAATATCAAAATTGAAGGCCTAGACCTGGACGCTCGCAAGGCACTGGTCAATGCTTTCAAATATGATGTTCCATATGCACGATACCTGCCAGCAGTTAGATTAGGAAGATGGGATGGCAAAGTCAGTTACTTCCAACTGGGCGGCAGCACCTATACCAACTTGTTGCCTGACATCCTGCCTATACTAGAAAAGTTTGACTATGACATCGAACTTGATGATCAAAGAGATTACTCAAACACATTCGACTTTGACATTGTAACAGAAGATCGATGGGTATACAAATCTTGGCCCAAAGGGCATCCTGCTGAGGGCCAACCTGTTATGTTGCGAGATTACCAAGTGGAGATTGTCAACAACTTCTTGAAGAACCCACAATGCATACAGGAAGTGGCCACAGGAGCAGGCAAAACCATCATGACTGCCACACTAAGTGCATCAATTGAATCTTATGGAAGAAGTGTGGTCATTGTGCCTAACAAAAGTCTTGTGACACAGACAGAAAAAGACTATAAAAATTTAGGTCTAGATGTAGGTGTATATTTTGGTGATCGCAAAGAGTTTGGTCGGCAACACACTATTTGTACCTGGCAAAGTCTAAACATACTGTTAAAAAATACCAAAAGTGGCATAGGCGATTATACCATTCAAGACTTTATTGAAGGAGTTGTTTGTGTCATGGTAGACGAAGTACACATGGCCAAAGCTGATGCACTAAAGACTTTGCTCACAGGCATTTTTGCACGGGTGCCAATTCGATGGGGTCTTACTGGTACAATTCCAAAAGAAAAGTTTGAAAGTCAAAGTCTGCTGGTCAGCCTGGGCCCAGTTATCGGCAGGTTAAGTGCCAGTGAATTACAACAGCAGGGTGTGTTGGCACAATGTCATGTGAACATTGTGCAGTTACAAGACTATGTCGAGTACAGTAACTATCAAAGTGAGCTTAAATACTTGTTGGAAGAATCAGGCAGGCTCGACGCCATGGCCGAGCTAATACGCCAAGTAAATGAAACAGGCAATACACTAGTGTTAGTAGATCGCACTGAATGTGGTAGACAACTGGTACAACGACTCGGGGACAAATCAGTGTTTGTCTCGGGTGCAACCAAAGCAAAAGATAGACAAGATGAATATGATGAAGTGGCTGAAGCAACAGATAAAATCATTGTGGCAACTTATGGTGTGGCTGCTGTTGGTATTAACATTCCCCGTATTTTTAATCTGGTACTCATTGAGCCTGGTAAGAGCTTTGTTAGAGTTATTCAGTCGATTGGTCGTGGCATTCGTAAAGCGGAAGATAAAGAACATGTTCAGATCTGGGATGTGACCAGTACCTGCAAGTTTGCCAAACGCCACTTGACCAAGCGCAAACAATTCTACAAAGAAGCCAACTATCCTTTCTCAGCAGAGAAACTAGAGTGGATGAAGATCAAATAAATTTGACTTCTACTACAAAATACTGTAATATACAACTATGCGAATTTTAACCCTAGACAACCAACACTACGATCTTGACCATTTGCCCGAAGAGGTGGATGACATGAGATTTGCAATATTAGATAATTCTAATCCCGCAGAACCAGACTATCATTTTATTCCATTGATATTTTTAGAGAGCTTTAACTCGCCAGCACTGGTCTTGCGTATTGGAACAAACACTATTCGCATGCCCATGGACTGGCAAATATTGATTGGCGAACCTGACATTGGAGATCTTGAAGTACTTCCACTTACCAGTATCAACGATCGTGGATTCAAGGTGTTCCAGTTTAATCCGTTGACCAGTTTTAGACCTAGTTTTCCGGACATTGAGATACTAGATGTGTATCATGAAGTTTCATGGTATGCACCAAAACTTAAAAATGGACAGCTACTGGCTGTTCCTATTACAGACGGCGACGACCCTGATTGTATATACTTTGTCAAAGACATCAGTCGTAACTGTGAGATTGTAGATTACAACAAGGCCTGGTAAATGAACAATCTCAAGCCAGGCACAACCTATATCTATGAAAGTCCGGATGGCGGCCAAACTGTCTATGCCAGAGAATTTAATTCTTCGGAAAAAATTTTAGTTGGAAGAAGTTACATGATAGAATTTGAAGAACAACAACAAAAAGAAGATTCCTTGTGGAGAGCCATCAGAGCTGCTTCTGCTGACAATAGTGCATTGCAAGATGCAATGGATCATGTTATAATGATCTATAACTTGACCAATACCAATGACCAATAACATATATTGCAAAGCACCCTGGGTCAGCGTGAGCTACATGCCAGGTGGAAAGTTTGCACCTTGCTGCCAATGGCGTGGCGAATACTTCGACAGCCAAACGGAAATGACTCAAGTGGTTGGCGATCAATTTTTACAAAATCAGGTGCCCACAGAATGTTCAGCATGTCCGGTCAATGCACCTGGTTGGAGAAATGTTTTTGATGAGTTTGAAACAGACTACAAAACTTCAGCAGTGCAATTTTTAGATTTTCGTAACAACAACATGTGCAATCTAAAATGCAGAAGTTGTGGACCAAGTTTTAGTACCAGCTGGGCCAGCGAAGCTGACAATTCAATTATACATCTGTTTGATCGCACCAATATCGACGACATTGATTTGACCAATTGTAAAAAAGTATATTTTGCCGGTGGAGAGCCTTTGTTAAATCCGCAACACTATGAATTGTTGGAAAAATTAGTCAAGCAAAAACTTGACCCACTGCTGATGTACAGCACAAACATGACAGTGACTGGATATAAAGATTTATCGGTAAAAGATTACTGGCCACATTTCAAACAGATCAATATTCATGCCAGTATTGATGCAGTTGGTCCAGCAACGGCGGCAGTTCGTAGTGGCAGCGATTGGGAGACTGTAGAGCAAACAATGAATTGGATCAGAGCTTTTCCAAATACACATTTGAAATTGGCCACGGTAATCAGTGCAGTTAACATTTGGTGGATTGACAAATTGTTTGAATACTTTGAATGGATCAACCACAGAGATTTTAACCCTGTGTTGGCTGATGTCAATGGCAGTGAGGGGCTAGGACTTGTATACGGCAAATATCGTGCTCCGCTAATTGCCACTTTAAAAAGTTCCAAGTTCAGTGGCCATCCAGTAATTGTTGACTCTATTAGGGCATTAGAAAAAGTAGACAATTCTGCTGATTGGCATAAATTTTTAGCCAGCCAACTGGTACTTGACAGCTACCGCAACGAGAAATGGTTTGATCTGTTGCCTAACAGAACACAAGTGTACAACGATTTAATTCATGATGGAAAAACTCAGCATACAGAATGAAATGCGTCAGTTTGATCGCAAGAACAGACAGTTCTATGACGAACTAACTCCTGACGAAAAGAAAAAGTTCAGCAACTATCTCATGATTCGATGGGGCAGTGCTGTCGAAGGCAGTCAAGAACTACAAGAATTTTATTTGATCTCGACCAATGAACGCCTGAACAAACATTTCTTTGATCTTAGCAAACATCCTAAACTGCAATGGTTGTGTGCCACATCTGTAAGTCCAAACATGGGCACACCCAGGCATAATTGGATTGCTCCCAAAAAGAAAGAAGCCGGAGCAAGTGGCAAACGAAAACAGTTGATGGAACTGTATCCGCACTTTAAAGATGATGAAATAGAACTGATGTCTAAGTTGGTCACACAAAAGGACATAGACCAGTTGATTAAAGAACACGGCAATGAGACCAAAAAATGATACAGAGATTGGTTGTAAACGGATGCAGTTACGCCGAAGGATATGCAAATGGTCAAGGACATGTTGATCTTGCACAGCAATTAAACATCTCTGACGCTGTCAGTATTGCACGAGGCGGCAGCGCCAACAGTCGCATTGTTCGCACTACTCTAAAGCACAGTTATTTGTATCCTGAACCCACACTGTATGTGGTGGGCATAACTTATCTCAGCAGATGGGAGTTGCCAATAGTCAAGTCAGGACCTGACATGCATTTTGAAGGGCGTTGGATCAATCCACAAGCCCAACAATGGTCCAAAGACACCTTGCAAGACAAATGGTCCGCCAAAGATACTGAGCAGTTTAAAAATTTACAGTTCAAAAGTGCTATATGGGCAGACATTGATCAAGCAGAAGATCTAATGTTCAGACTGATCAGTATGGCAAGTGATTTACATGCCAGAGGCAACCGAGTCGTGGTGTTCAACCAAATTGATCATAGACTAAACGGCAAGATGCGTGTGCCGTTGTTTAGGCTACTGCGAGACAATCCAGTGTTTGTGGATGCTCTGAGTTGGCGAGCTGTTCCCTGGCAACACGAGCAAGGTGCGCCAGCAATAGAAGATTATGCCACAGGTGCGGCTCCGCCGCCAGAAGCTAGACACATACAACCAGGACACCATCAACATCTAAATAACTTCTTGACAAACTACATTCAAGAGTATAAAATACTAGAATGACACACAAATGCCAGTACTGTAAAAAAGATTTTGTAAAAGAATCCAGCTTGGCTGTTCATGTGTGTGAGCAGAAAAAGCGCAGGCAAGAGCGCAGTGAGCGTGGAGTTGAACTGGGATTTCAAGCCTACATTCGATTTTATGAAATGAGCCAAGGATCAGCCCGACTCAAAACCTATGATGACTTTTGCGACTCATCATACTATCGTGCATTTGTAAAGTTTGGCCGCTATTGTGTCAGCACAAAGACAATCAATCCCAAGCAGTTTCTTGAGTGGCTGTTGAAGAACAACAAAAAGATTGATAGATGGCCCAGTGATCAGATCTACACAGAGTATCTGCTGGACTATTTAAAAGTGGAAAATGTTGCAGATGCATTAGCCAGAGCAATCGAGTACAGCATTGACTGGAGCGAACAAACCAAGCATCCATCAAATGATTGTTTGCGCTACGGCAATACCAATGCATTGTGTTATGCTGTGACCACTGGTAGGATCAGTCCTTGGGTGATATACAACAGTGAGTCTGGACAAAAGTTTTTGAGTGAGCTTGACGCAACGCAGGTTGGTATGGTATGGCCATACATCAACAGCGACATATGGCAAAAGAAATTCCACGACTATCTGTCAGATCAAGAGTATGCTAGAGAAATACTAACAAAGGCAGGATGGTAACATGAGCGCAGATATTGACATTGATGTTCCTGATCGTGCCCAACTGTTGGCCTTGATCCAACATACTCCTGCACGACAATTGGTAAATGGCCAGGTGAGACGACACAACTCAGGTGTATATGTGACAGATATTCCCAAAGATATTGTACACAAATGCGCAGCCATTGACTACGAACAAGCCGAACGCAGAGGTTATTTCAAAATTGATCTGTTGAACATGAGTGTGTATCAGTTGGTTCAAAGTCCTGAACACTATGAACAGATGTTGTCAGCTGATCCGCCTTGGGATCAATTGTGGCAAGATCCTGCTTGGGCTCAACAATTGGTGCATGTGGGCAACTATACAGACTTGTTGAAGAGCATGCGCCCAGACAGCATTCCAAGAATGGCAGCGTTTATTTCAATTATTCGTCCAGGCAAAGCACACCTACAAAATCGCCCTTGGTCAGAAGTGTTTGCTGGTGTATGGGACGGTGACACCAGCCGGGGCTATACTTTCAAGAAGAGTCATGCATTGAGCTATGCGGCCCTGGTAGCATTGCACATGAACTTAATCAATTCTGCGAACCAACGTGATTGATTTTCTTTTGGTTTTTTTGCGGCTTATATCAGTTAAACTGCAAACAGGCCCATGTAAAATTTCTAGATCTTTGTTGCTGAATGTTCGTAGAGTTGGCCGGAATTTGTCCCATTCTCCACGCATGAATATGTTGATAGGTATGCTGTGATTGCTCTCCCACCACCAAGCATTGGCCAGCTCCAAAAATTCTATCTTTTCCTGGGGTGTTTGAACAGCACCAAAGTCATAGATAGTTGTCACAGCATCGTCCCTGTTTTGCACTACGCCCACATATTCTTCGTTGGCGTACATGCACAGTGTTATAAACGGATATTTGTCCGCTAGTTTTTTAAATATATCGTTGCCCATAAATAGTTATTCGAGGATCTTATGTATTCGACCACTGCATACTTATACCAACAAATTACCCGAGTATTATTGATAGATACCAGTGGCGGATATTTCACAGCGAGGTACGACCCAGTGTATGCAAAACAATTAACCGTAAACAAAGGCGTTGACAATGTGCTCTTGTTTGAGTTTATCAATCAAGAAGAAAAACCTGTTAATATTACAGGAAGCACATTTATATTCCGTTTGTTAAATCAAACTGGCGATCAACTGCTGGTTGAAAAAGAGATGGTTATTTTAAGCGCACCGCTAGGACGAGTAAAAGTCCAGCT